CCTGGCCTTCTCCAGCAGCACCTGGGGGTCGCTCACATCGTCCCAGTTCACCGTCTTCGCGATCCAGCCATGGCTCGTCACTGCCTCGTCTGATTGGACGTACAGGCTTCCGCCGTTCACGCTCTCCACCGTCAGATAGGCGTCCAGCGCCTCGATGGGACTGTCGTCCAGCCGGTTTCCCAGAGGGACGATGGCCGTGGCGTACTCGGCGGAGTCCCAGTTCCGGACAAAGTCCAGCAGGTTGGACCCGAACTGGATCACCTGGCTGCATGTGTCCGGGTAGTCCTTCAGATAGTCCAGATACCGCACCCCGTCCGCCTTGCGCACCCGGAGATGGCCGCCATAGGCTTCCACCAGGGCGTTGAGTGACTCCAGGGTCTTGCCGTAGTTGGTGTAATAGGTGGGGAAGGCCTCATCCACCACCGTCACCGCCCCGATGGCGAACCGGCGGTTCTCACCCACCTGCCCGTTATGGACGGCGATGAGCTGGTCGAGGTACTCCCGGACCGATTTCCCGGCATACTCCGCCGGCGGCTGGACCGAGTCGTTGAAGAAGGCCAGCTCCCCCTCGCAGTAGAGCACCCGGTTGTTCCAGAAGTCCCGGCTCTCCGACAGGGCCCGTCCCGCCCAGACTTCTTCCCCGTTCTTCTTCACGGAAATATCTGTGACCATGCGGACGATGGTGTCGTAGGCCGCGTTGGTGGGCGGAAGGGTCATCTCCAGAGACCCGGCGGCGCTGTCCTCCAGAGTCAGCTTGGGGTTGACCACCTTCATGTTGTCCAGGGAAAAGACGTCGTTGTAAATGCACACGCCGTCTGCATAAATGCTATACATGGGTCACAACCTCCCCTGTCTGAAGTCCACGGAGACGGACCCCGTTCCCGTGTCGCACCACAGCTCCAGCGTGGCGCCCAGGTCGCCGAAGAACACAAACTCCGGGAACTGGATGACCCCGTCGGGGAGGAGCTTGGTCTCGTCCAGTCCCAGCGTGGGGTTGATAAAGCGGATGTGTACTCCCCGCTTATCCGAGCTGCTCACCCGGAACACGGGGCACACCGGGGCCCGCCCGAACAGCAGCGCCGCCAGCTTCACCGCCCGGACCTCCGTCGTCACCGCGATGTCCTTGAACACGGCGGGGCGGATGACGCCATTTTGAAAGTTGAAGGGGTCCCACAGCCAGTCGTCCGTGGAGGACAGGACTGACCACTTGTAGGGCCCCACGTCATAGTCGATGGTGATGCGCGACCAGTCCTTCTCCGACTTCCAGACGTTGACGGTGAACCGCCCCTCGTAAAAATACTCCGGGTCATCCTCCAGCACTGCCCGCAGCTTCTGCCCGTGCAGATAGTCCATGATGTCGGAATAGGCCATGTGCCAGGGCTTGAAGTCGTTCATCACGATAAACTCGATAGAGCCCGTCCGGTTTTGGTACACCGGATACCCGGTCAGGGATTGGGACAAGTCGATGACCCCATCCCCGCCGGGGATTTCCAGCGTCTTCACCTTCTGGGCCGGCGGATTGAACACGGGCCGGGAGGCGGGGACCAGCCGCCAATCATCCCAGGTGTTTTTCCCGCCAATGGTGATGGAATGATACACGGCTCAGTTCCCCCTTCCTCTCCGTGTCGCCCTCTGTCCAAGGGCGTTGTCCATGGGTCCCGCCATCTCACCGACCAGAGTGCCGGTGTCCAGCACGACCCGCATCCGCTCCATGCGCTCCGTCATCTCTGCCATTTCACTGCGCAGGGTGCGAAGCTCCTCAATGATGTCGTCGTTGTCTACCTTGACCGTCATCCGGTTCTCCCCGGAGGCGTTTTGGAACGCCAGGCTGGCCTGTCCCGCCAGGCGGATGGACCGCAGGGGGTAGAACAGGCTGTCGATCTGAGTCGAGGCCCCGGTGAGGTCAGACAGGTCCAGCACCGGGCGTATGGTGGGCCGCATCTCCGCCTCGCCGCTCAGCAGGTCAGGGAGTCCGGCAATGGCGCCGGAAAGGCCGTCCACGGCGGAGTCCGCCATGTCTGCGCCGGCGGCAAAGGACCTTTCGGCATAGCCGGCCAGTCCGCTGACAAAGCCAAGGCCGGTGAAGGACCCCAGCTCCCGGAAGACCCGGGAGGGAGAGTTGATCTCCAGCGTGCTCTTCACCGCCTCCACGCCCGCCAGCGCCATGCTGGTCAGCTCGTCGATAAAGGTGGATTTGGACTGGGCCACGCCCTGGGCGAGGCCGGCGGGAATTTGCTGTCCCGTCTCTGTCCACCCGGCTTCCGACAGGATTTTCCGGGCCGCCTCGGTCATTTCCGCCATCTTGGCTTCCGTGTCCCGCTTGATCAGGCCCACATTTTCTGAGAATTCCTGCCGGAGGGAGGCCAGCTGACGGCTGGTATCCTCCTCCAGCTGGGCCATTTCGCTCTGCCAGGTCAGCCGGTACTCCTCCAGCTCCACCGCCGCGTCCGCCCGGAGCTGCGCGATCTGCTCCTGGGTCTCCACCCGAAGCCCCTCCAGTTCCGAGGTCGCCTGGTCACGGGCCTGGGCGTGCTTGATGGACCAGAGGGAGACATACTTCTCCAGCTCGTCGTCGCTCATGGAGTTCAGCGCCCGGATCTCTTCGATGGCAGAGGGCCCCATCTCCTGAAGCTCCGCGATCAGGTCCGAGTCAACGCCCCTGGCGGAGAGCTGACCCAGAATATCCTGCCACTCGCCAAACTCCTGGACCTGACCCTCCAGATTCTGCATCAGCGTTTCACTGCTGACCGCTTCCTTCTTCGTGACCTCATCAAAGAGGCCGTAGGACTGGTACAGGCTCTTGGTCCGGGACTCCACCGCGTCCTGATACTGCTGGTTCAGGGATTCGATGTCCCGTTCCAGCTGCTCGTTGATGGACTTGACCTTGTTGGCATAGGCCTCCTCCAGCTGGATGCGCCGCTGGTTGGCGGACTCCTGAACGCTCTGCACGTCGGCGATGTACTGCTGCTGGGCCTCGTAGATTTCCTGCTCCAGCCGGTAGACCTCCCGGTCCAGCTTCTTCCGCTCCTCGGTGCCCTTGGCGTACCGGCTCTGGACCCGCTTGTAGGCGGCCAGCTCGTCGGCCAGGCTCAGACGGTTGTAATACTTTTCCTCCTCGATCCAGTCCATGGAGTTCTGATAGGACTCGTCCACAAGCTGGTTGCGGAGGGTGAAGACCTTCCGGTCTAACTCCATCCGTTCCTTGCTGCCCTCCAGATACCGGGCCTGCATCCGCTCATAGGCGGCCAGCTCCTCCTCGGTGCTCAGACGCTTGTAATACTTCTCCTCCTCGATCCAGTCCAGGGAGGCCTGGTAGGTGGCGGAAACCAGTTCATTTTGAACCCGATAGACCTCCCGGTCGATCTTCATCCGCTCCTCACTGCCGGCCCTGTACTTCTTTTGGAGGTTTTCCCATCCGGCCAGCTCGTCCATCAGGCTCAGCTCGCCGTAATACTGCTTCTCGTTGATCCAATCCTCAAAGGCATCGACGCCCTTCTCGCTGACGGCGATCACCTCGTCGATCATGCCGGAGGCGGCCTGTGCGGCAGGGACGATGCTGTTGTTGACGCCGATGGCCAGACCCTCGCCCACGTTTTCGCCCAGATGGATGAATTCCCGGGAGGGGGAGTGGCTGTCCAGCGCCTTCTTTGCCGCTTCCAGAGCGGCCAGGCCCAGGCTTCGGCCGGCGGACCTTGCGCCGCCCAGCTTGGAGTTGATGCCGTTGATAAAGCCCTGCCCGGCGTTCTTTCCGGCGGTCTCGAACTCCGGCTTCATGCGGTTGATGTTGGATACGGCGGTGAAGAGCACCGTCCTCATCGCGTCCCCCACCGTTCTGGAGTGGGCCGTGATGGATGCCCCCATGGTCCGCATCATATCCGATGTCGATGTCCGGATGGCCGGGACCTTCCCGTCCACAATGTTCGCCAGCGACTGGACCACCGTCTCCATGGCCCCGTTTGTCACGGGGAGGTTGGAGAGGACGGCGCCGCTGACGGTGGACAGCATACTGGACACGGCTTTGTTGACCGTGTCGCCGCAGTTGTAGAAAGCGCTGGTAAAGCCGGAGATGCCGGCGTCTCCCATCTTCCTCATGCTGTCGGCAAAGCCGGTCAAACCGCTGGTGTTGACCCCTGCGGCCCCCTCAGCCAGCTCCAGCAGGCTCCACACCTGTGCGACCACGTCAGCCATCCGCCCGGTGTCGATGCCGGAGATTTGGCCGTAATAGTCCTTCATGGCCGCGCCGAACTTGGAAATATCCCCGCCAAAGGAGGCCAGCGTCTGGTCTCCGCCGAACCACTTGTCAAACAGACTGCTGTCCGGCAGGCCGGAGGCGAGGTTGGAGAGCGCTTCCGCTGCGTTGGCCGAGGCCGTCACCGCGTCCGCCTTCACATTGCTGATGGCCTCCGCATAGGCGGAAAGGTCCGCGCCAAACAGCGTCAGGTCATCGCCAAAGGTGGCCAGGTCGGTCCCTCCGGTAAAGAAGGACAGCAGGCCGCCCGTGTTGGGAAGGGCCTTTGCCAGCTCCACCAGGGCCATTCCGGCGGAGCCGGAGCTTTCCACCGCTTCCGGCCGAATATCCGCCACGGCGTCGCCGTAGGATTTCATGGCCGCGCCGAAGGGGATGATGCCCGCCGCAAAAGCGGCCAAGTCCTGGCTTCCGTTGAAGAATTCCATCACACCGCCTACCAGGGGAAGGGCCTCTTGCAGCCGCGCCAGAGACTGGGCGGCAGTGGCCGAGGCGGTGATGGCTCCGGTGTTGATGTCGGCCACGGCATCCCCATAGGACTTCATGGCCGCGCCGAAGGGTACGATGCCGGCGGCAAAGGTTCCAAGGTCGTTGCCTCCGTTGAAGAATGCCATGACCCCGCCCACATTGGGCAGGTCGGTTTGCAGCTGTGCCAGCGCCTGGGCCGCCACAGCGGAGGCCGTGACCGCGTCGGCGTTGATGCCGGAAACCGCTTCGGCATAGGACTTCATAGCGGCCCCAAAGGGCACGATGCCCTCCGAGAATACCCCAAGGTCATTGCCGCCGGTAAAGAACTCCATAAGCCCGCCCACCTGGGGAAGGGCCGCCTGGAGCTGTGCCAGGGATTGAGCGGCAGTGGCAGAGGCCTCTACCGCGCTGGAGTCGATGCCGGCCACCGACTCGCCGTAGGCTTTCATCGCTTCGCCGAAGGGGATGATGCCCTCGGAAAATTTCCCAAGGTCATTCCCGCCGGTGAAGAATTCCATGATGCCGCCTACATTGGGGAGGGACGCCTGGAGCCGGGACAGCGCCTGAGCCGCAGTAGCGGAGGCGGATACCGCCCCGGCATCGATGCCGGATACGGCGTTTCCGTAGGAATTCATGGCCTCGCCGAAGGAGAGAATCCCCTCTGTGAACAGGCCAAGATCGTTGCCCCCGGTAAAGAAGCTCATCACCCCTCCCACATGGGGAAGAGATGCCTGGAGCTCTGCCAGGGCCTGGGCGGCGATAATAGAGGCGGAAACCGCCCCCGCGTCCATTCCGCTCACCGCGTCGGCATAGGCCTTCATGCCCTCTCCAAAGGGGAGAAGGCCGTTTGCGAAGGTCTCCAGGTCGTTGCCGCCGGTAAAGAAATCCACCACGCCGCCAATATTGGGCAGCGAGGCTTGCAGCTCCGCAAGGGCCTTCGCCGCAGTGGCGGAGGCGGTTACGGCTGCGCTGTCCATGCCGGTCACGCTGTCGGAGTAGGCCTTCATCGCCTCCCCGAAGGGCACCAGCTGTTCCCCGAAGGTCTCAAGGTCGTTGTCGCCTGTGAAGAAGGCCACCAGGCCCCCGGTGTTGGGCAAGGTGTTTGCCAGCTCCACCAGGGTCTGTCCGGCGACCGTCGAGCTGGCGACTGCGTCGGTATCCAGCCCCGTCACCTCCTGGGCATAGCTTTTGATGGACGCCCCGAAGGACACCAGCTGCTCGCCGAAGGTGGCAAGGTCGTTGTCGCCAGCGAAGAAGGCTACGGCTCCGCCGGTGTTGGGCAAAGTAGCCGCCAGCTCCGACATGGCCTGTCCGGCAATGGCGGAATTGGTGACCGCCTCCACATCAAGCCCCTTGACCGCGTCGGAATAGGCTTTGATGGCCGCTCCGAAGGGTACGAGCTGTTCGCCGAAGTCGTCCATGTCGTTGTTGCCGGCAAAGAAGCCTACCGCCCCTCCTGTGTTGGGGAGGGTGGCAGCCAGCTCCGCCATGGCCTTACCGGCGATGGCAGCATTTTGAACCGCGTCGGTGTCCAGCCCCTTGATGCTTGCGGCGAACTTCATCATGGAGCCGCCGAAGCCCACAAGCTGGTCGCCGAAGGTCCCCATGTCGTTCTCTCCGGCAAAGAATCCCGCGATGCCGCCGCTGTTGGGCAGGGTCGCGGCCATCTCAGCCAGGGTCTTTCCAGCGATTGCCGCCGTGCTGACCAGGTCGCCGTCCAGTCCGGTAATGCTGTGGGAGAATTTCTTCATGGCCTCGCCGAATGGCACCAGCTCCTCGGCAAAGGTGGAAAGGGACGAGCCGCCGGTGAGCCAGGAGGTCAGACCCTCCAGCAAATCGGCCGCCGTAATCAGCATGATCGCCCCGGTGAGGGCCTTGACGCCCTCCAGCATGGCCGGGTCGATGCCTCTTGCCCCGTCGATAAAGGGCTGTATGTTGGTCATAAAGGCGGCCAGGTCCATGCCGATCTGGGGGAAGGAACCGGATACCCCGCTCATAAATCCACCCACGATGCCGCCGATAAAGCCGCCGATGGCGTTCCCGATGGTCTGCAAGAGCTGACCACCCTCGCTGATGAGCCACTCCAGGCCGGGGATCTGCGCCAGCGCGCCCACCGCCGCCAGAACAATGGCCAGCTCTGCGATAACAACGCCCAGACCAAGCACACCCACCATGGCGGAGGGGATCAGTCCGGCCAGAGCGCCCAGCGCCACCATAATGCCGCTCAGCAGGCCGATTCCGGCGATGCCCTTCAGCAGCGCGTCGGTGTCGATGCTTCCCAGCGCCGATACGATGCCGGAGAAGAAGGACATCAGCAGGTCCACCACCGACTGGATCAGGGTGGGCATGTTGCGGGCCAGCCCGTCGATCACCGCGATCAGGAACTGCATGACGGAGTCCACGATCTGGGGCGTATAGGCCACCAGGGCGTCCAGCACCCCGGCAACCAGCTCCAGAGCGCCCTCGGCGATGGCCGGGACACACTCCACCAGAACGTCCACCATGGTGAGGACAAGGG